AAGGGTTGTGTGCAGGGATGAATACATACTACACGGGTCTCCAGCACCACACTACGACTTCGTCTATTGTTACGTTGACCTAGAAGTGCCTGAAGACATGAGTGACGAACTGGCAAAATGTTCTGGAAGCATACTGATCGATCACCTTAAAAATGAGGTTGGTGCCAGATGTGGTTCACTGACAGCCAATGCCACTACACTTAATTTTGTAATGGATGTGGTTGCTGGACGTACAGAAGCAGTAAAAGACGAATACGAAAAAAGAATACTAGGCATGAAAGCCATGTTCGACAATGGCGAGAAATACGAATTGGATTGGTGGCCGGATGAGTCGGGCGATGCAGATCCAGGAAATGAATACTACAAAGAAGGTTACATCACTTTGGAAGGCACAAGATGTTGGAAAGGTTACACAAAGAAGGGCATGAAGACCATGTTCGGCAAACGTGTACCCAACTGCGTAAAAGCAGAAGATGTTCAAATAGGATCAGACGGCAACTTAATTTTTGCAGAAGGTCTAAATGAAAATTTAAAAAAATGGTTCAAGGACAAATGGGTGCGAATGGGCCCAAAAGGAAAGATCAGAGGATCATGTGGTGGTAAGAGCAAAGGTGAGGGGAAACCCAAATGCTTACCTGCCAAGAAAGCATACGCACTAGGTAAAAAAGGCCGGGCAAGTGCGGCGGCGAGGAAGAGAAGAAAAGATCCCAATCCCAACAGACGTGGTAAAGCGATCAACGTCAAAACCAAAAAGAAAAAATAATTTGCATTCATTGTAGATTTGTTATATACTTGTTGGATAACAACAGGAGAAACAAATGGCAGTAAGAAACTTTAATGACGCTGAAAAGCAGAAATTGATCCAGATCATTTCACAGGGCTCACAGGTACTAGGTGAGGTCGAGGACTTGAAAGGTGGATTGAAAGACACAGTGAAAGCAATCGCAGAGGAACTAGAATTGAAACCAGCCCTGATCAACAAGGCAATATCAGTTGCACACAAGGGCAACTACCAGAACATCGCAGATGAGATGGACACCCTGGAGAGCATACTAAACACAGCCGGCAAACTTTAATGTTAGACAAAGTCAGATCATTCTGGCTTCGTAGTTTTGAAAGTGACCGGACAGCGTTCTATTTTGAACTTGTCAGTTTCATATTCACAGTTGGAGCCAGCCTTACACTAGCGATCACAGCCTCAGATCCGGACATGACTATCGTGTATCCGGGATTCTTGGTAGGAGCACTCACACAATGTTATGCTTCATACAGAAGAGAAGCGGCATTCGTGATGATGATCACTGGCTACTTCGCAATCATAAATGTCTACGGTTACGGCGTGGCAAGTTATTGGTGGTAGTATAAAATGAAAAAATGTCTTTTAATAGGTTGTAGTAATGGTATTCCATTGCATAAGCAGTTCTCCAAATTTTTTGGTTCCGAAGACGTTGAATGGATAAATCTATCCGCCAGCGGATTTGGCAATAGGTATATCACCTCACGTTTATTTGAATATGTGGACGAAAGTGGAATACCAGATTACGTGTATCTACAATATTCCGGATTATCAAGAATTGACCTACCGTTTGACCCCAAAGTGACTATACCCGATTATGGAGGCCAGAGTAAAACCAACAGAAGAAATTGGGTTGCCAGTGGCGGTCGCAATGGATCTTGGCTTGCCTGTGATATGCTGAAAAAACTGTTTGCATACATGTATGATATCACATCAGAAAAGGGTCCTTACGATTTAAGTTTACATGAAATCTTTCGAGGTATAGAATTATGCAAGACCCTGAAAATACCTTACAACTGGAGCAGTTATTATGACTATACCAATCCCCCAAACAAAATGACAACTATTGATGGGTCGGTGTTCAAACTACCAGATTACATAGACATGTCTGGTCATATTGGAGAATCTCCATTAAACGTTGCTTATGAGTTAGGAGACATTCCCGATGACGGGGTGCATTATACCAATAACACTGGTGAACAATTTATTTTAAGAAATAAGGACAAATTTAATTTATGAGTTACATAGATGCACTATTCAAAAAAGATGAGGACAAGATATACGTCGTAGAACGTGATCCCAAGAAGGGTCGAATATTCACAGAGTACGATGCCAGGTACGTGTTCTACTACGAGGACGCAAGGGGCAAACACAGATCAATGACGGGTGCACCATTACAGAGAGTGCAGTGTGCCACCAACAAGGAATTCATAAAAGAACAGAGGATAAGATCCAACAAGCAATTATACGAGAATGACATCAATCCTGTGTTCAGGTGTTTGGAAGAGAACTACTTGGGCAAGGAAACCCCAAAACTCAACGTGATGTTTTTCGATATTGAAGTTGACTTCGATCCAGATCGAGGTTATTCAACAACAGATGATCCGTTCATGCCCATAACTGCCATAAGTTGTTACATGAGCTGGACGGACCAACTGGTCACATTTGCAGTACCTCCCAAGACCATCAGCATGACAGACGCGAAAGAACTTACAAAGAGATTCGAGAACACCATGTTGTTCGAGAAGGAGAAGGACATGCTGGACGCATTCCTGGAACTAGTGCAGGACGCAGACATACTGTCAGGTTGGAACTCAGAGGGATATGATATTCCATACACAGTTGGTAGGATACAAAAAGTATTAAGTTCAGATGACACAAGGCGTTTGTGTTTTTGGGGTGAAAAACCTAGAAAGAGAGTATTTGAAAAATATGGTCGAGAACAGTTAAGTTTTGATCTGGTAGGTCGTGTACACTTAGACTTGCTGGAACTATACAGGAAATACACATACGAAGAAAGACACAGTTTCAGACTGGACGCAATAGGCGAGCATGAATTGGACGAGAGAAAAACAGTATACGAGGGGTCACTGGACAACTTGTATAAAAATGACTTTGGACTTTTCATAGAATACAACAGACAGGATACTGCACTGTTGGCCAAGCTCGAGAAGAAACTGAAGTTCATAGAACTTGCCAACGAGATAGCACACCAGAACACTGTGTTGCTACAGACCACAATGGGTGCAGTGGCGGTGACTGAACAGGCCATAGTGAACGAGACACACAGACGTGGTATGCAGGTACCAGGTAGGAAATACAAGAAGGACGGTGAGGAGAACCAACCGGCCGCAGGAGCCCACGTGGCAACCCCACAAAAAGGGATACACGACTGGATCGGTTCTGTTGACATCAACTCGCTCTATCCGAGTGTGATCCGTGCCTTGAACATGGGGCCTGAGACTATAGTAGGACAGATAAGGCCAGTGATAACATCAGCAGAGATCAACAGGGCCAAACACGCCAAGAAATCATTCGCGGCCGCATGGGACAGCCAGTTCGGTAGTTGGGAATACCAAGCAGTCATGAATCAAGAGAAAGGCACAGAGATCATAGTAGACTGGGAAGACAAGACCAGTGTGCGTATGAGTGCCGCTCAACTTTATGACATAGTGTTTGACGGCAACAACAAATGGATGCTGAGTGCCAATGGCACAATATTCACATACGAGTATGAAGCGATCATACCAGGACTGCTGAAACGTTGGTATGAGGAAAGACAAGAGATGCAGAGAAAAATGCGTGACTGTGGAGACAACGAGATTGAACGGGAGTATTGGGACAAGAGGCAACTTGTTAAAAAGATTAACTTGAACAGTCTGTATGGTGCAATACTTAATCCGGGTTGTAGGTTCTTTGACATGAGGATAGGACAATCGGTCACACTCACTGGTAGATGTATAACCAAACACATGGCCAGCAAGGTCAATGAAATAGTCGCAGGCAAGTATGACCACAAAGGTGAGAGTGTTGTGTATGGAGACACAGACTCTGTGTATTTCTCAGCATACAAAACATTACAAAAAGAGATCAACGAAGGCCTCATACCATGGACCAAAGATTCTGTGCTAGGACTATATGACAAGATAGCGGAAGAGGTCAACGGGTCATTCAAGTCATTCATGACTCGGGCATTCCACACACCAAGTACACGTGGAGAGGTCATTGCGGCGGGTAGAGAACTTGTTGCGT